ATCTTATATTAAATTACCAACCAATAACTTCCATATACAATGTTGCAGCAGCCACAGCCGTTGATCCAGCAGATAACTCAGTTAAGCTAGCAGCAGCTAGAGTCTCACTCTGAATACCATTTGTTGCTTTAGCTAAAGTTAGTGTTGAAGCAATAGTGTTATTGTTTAAAGTTGCAGAAGCAGCATCAGCACTCAAGCCAATCTCTGAAGATGCCAAGATAGCTCCCTTAGTAATCTTCAAATCATGAGAGTGAGTTTGTGCTGGAGCACGATAAATTCTAATTTTATTGTTTGTCTTATCGTATTTATAAACTAAACCATCAGCAGATCCAGATCCCTCTATAACAGCAGATGATATAGCATTTGGACATCCCATTGATGCTTTAGTTAGGGGAATACCACCAGATGGATATGTTAATGTTGCATTACCAAAAGCTATGGTAACTGAATTGATCTTATTACCAGACTCTTCTTTTCTTTGCTTTGTAACTGTATAGGTTACATCACCAGCAGCTATATCAGCCATTTTAACTCCTTGTTATTTAGTTTCATGAAGCTAAGCCCAGGAGGGAAACTAGAAAACCCCCTAGGCCGCAGTTAAATTAAAACTATACTGACAAGATCATATCTGAATTGTTTCCTGGAACTTCTGGATCTTCTTCACAGATGAATGAGTAAACTCCCATTCCTGTTGGAGTGCCAGTTCCGATAACATGAGACAATTCCATTGAATCACCTACTGCGAAAGCAACTGGAGTAACAGGTTTGTAGACTGTCTTACCGATTGCTGTAGCATCAGGAATTGTTAAAGCACCAACTGTTGATTCATTTGTTGCAGAAAGTGGAGTTGGTCTCTTCTTGAAGTAAACTATTGGAGCAACTGATGTTCCACCAGCAACTTCACCAGTTAGAGTAAATTGCAACTCAACAACTTTACATGGGCGAACACAAACTAATTCACCATGATCAGCACTAGAAGCACCGATATCCATCTCCTTCAAAACCTCAGCAGCATTTAAAGCCAATGGGATATTTGGTACAAAGAACGCTAGGTGATTACCCTTTTTATCATAACTCATTTTAAATCTCCTTAATTAAAAGTTAAAAATTAAGGGGTTATTTCTAACCCCATGTTAATACTAAGCTGAAGTAACGTGAACAACTTTAGCCTCACCTGCTGTTGCAGAATCTGACCAAATTTGTTTAAACGCTAAAACACCATACCAAGCAACATTCTTAGAACGACCGAAGTCTTTTGGAGCTTCAGCTCTTAACTCAGGATCTTGAGCTACTGCCATTGCAACAGCATCATCACCGAAGAATACTGCCTCACCAAGAACTGAACCAGTTCCAAGAGATCCAGATAAGCTTGAAGTGTTATTAACTTCAATGAATCGGATTCCTTCAAACTTACCAACCTCAGAATTGTACTTCTTAGTTGGATCAGTGTACTTGTGCCATACTTCCCAATCTGGATCAGATTTTAAACCACGAAGTGCTTTAGTAGAAGCTAAGCACATATAATCTCCACCTTCGTAAGCTGGAACATTAAGAGTCGAATGTAAGTAATCTCTGATTTGAGCAATGTGGTAAGCATTAAGATTAACAGTTGCAGCAGTTGAAGCTGTTCCATCTGTATCCATTGTTAGAGCAGCAACACCAGTTGGGATCGCCTTAACTTTACCAGCTGTGAAAGCATCAGCAGCTAAACCATCCAAAACAAGAGCCATTTGATCTCTTAATTTCTTTTGGATTACATTACCGATATCAAACTTAGATAAATCATTTGATAAACTTGTGTAAGGAACTGCGCGACCTAATTCCTGAACAGTGATAGCGATTGTTGATAAAACAATCTCATCCTGTGGAATCTCTACACCCTCAGACAATACTGCTGAAGTTGGAACCGCGATATTAGAAACACGAGAAACAGTGATAGATTCGCCCTTGCCTTTTCCATAACCCTCTTCTGGGCTAACAAACTGCATGAACTTACATTCAGCAATAGCAGCCATTCGTAACTTACTAGACATTTGGTGAGATTTAAAAACCCCAGATGGTGCATCATACAACCATGAAAAACTCATATTCACTCCTTTTAAGTTTATATAAACTTTAGAAATGCAATATGAGTTTTAGACTATCTAAGCATCATCTTGCATAACTGTTCGCTTATTAGTTGAGCGCACTTGCTGAGCAAATGAAACTTTATTTTCTGTAGTTGTTTTTGGTGTAGTTGTAGTGACTTTACTGCCACCAGTTGGAGTGATGGCTGGTTTAGAATTTAGAGTTGTTCTAGGGAGGGCTTTCTCCTTCACAGATTTAACATATTCTCTAGCTAATCTTGCTGCCTCACTAGCTATCTTCTCTGGAGGTAATTTCTTTAGATATTCAGTATTCCTATCTACCACCATATTAACCTCATCTTGCCAATCAACTAAATCAGCATTGGCCTTATAGAAATCATCCACAGCCTTAGCTTGAGCTTCAGCTCTCTTTTGAGCTTCAGTCTTTTTAACATCCCTATCTTCAGCCCTCTTCTCGATAGCCTCATTTATGTAAGCATCCAGCTCTTCAAATGCTGTATCTGGATCTTCAAATAACTTCTCGGCAATCTTTAAAATCTTTTTCTTTTCTGCTGGCTTTGGAGGTTCTGGAGCTTTAAGAGCATCTTCCTTACCCTTAATATAAGCTTCCTTCTTCTCTGCCTCAGCTAGAGCATGAGCAGCATACGCCTCAGCTTCTTCAACTGAATCAAACTCTTTGCCATTAATTTTAATCTTAACTTTCTTAGCTTCTTCTTTAGGTGGTGGGATAACAATCTCTTCCTCAACCTCTGGCTGACCACCCATTGAATCTCCATGTTTCAAAGCCTGTTGTACTAGCTCAGCATCTGGATCTTCGCTTGGTGGTGTCTCAGCGTCTTTCTGGGCCGCTATATCAGCAGCTTCTTTAGCAACCTCCTCAGTTACTTTTGGTGAGCCACCCATAGCTCTCATCTTTTTAAACTCTTCTCCAAAACTCATAATGTCTCCCTAGTTGTTTTATTAAATGCTATCTTTGTTGAGTTCTAAGTTTGCTTTATTTCCTTCAGACTGAAGTCTTCTCAAATATTGCTCTATCTCTTTTAAACCTTGGATATACGCTATATCTCCCAAGAAATCAGTCTTTCCACCTATAAAATTAGAACAAGCTAAGTTTATTCGTTGCTCTATTTTGGCTTTTATCAGTGGGTACAAAACATGTTCTGATGCCGAAACTAATCGGCTGTCAGAAGCTAGTTCAAATAGTTTTTCGTGATTCATTATGAATTACTTCTTTTTTGGATTTGCTTTTTTAACTGGCTTTTTTACTGCTGTCTTTTTCACTTGTTTCTCCTTTGTTATAATGCCTGCGGACTCAAAGGTTGAGATGCAGCCATTGGGTTAAGATCACCTTGATTGACCGCAGCCCCCGCTTGGGGTATTTGCGAATTAATGTCAGGTGATGTATTTGATGGTACTTGTTCTTCATTATCTGTCAAGTCATCGTCTAGGTCTCCACCCTCATCCTGATCTGCTTCAATCTTGAATGTATCTATATCCAAGCTTCTCAATATTTCAGTAAGCATTTTAGTTATAGAATATTTCTTCATGAATGCTTCGGTTAGAGCTGGATTAGAGAATACAGTCTGTAACATTGCAGTTAATTTAGTGAACTCTTTCATCTTATTCATTACTGCTGAAACACCAAACGCTTTAAACTTACATGATTGAACCGTATCAGCAAAGATCTCCTCTTTACCCATAGCAAGTAACTCATCAGCTAACTTCTTACCTAGGATTGATTGAACTTCTTTATCATTAAGATCATCAAGATGTTGGGCAATAACCTTCCAGCTCTTAGCTAAGATCTGAGTCATTAATCCAGAATTTTCATCACCTTCTAAATTCTTAATCATCCCTGTAGACATATTGGTTAGAGCTTGAGAGTTCTCAACTATGGCCGTTGCTCTCATGTTCTTCATGTCAGCACCACCACTTCGAATCTCATTAGTGAACATGGATGATGCAGCTTCTTGGCTTACAACATTCAACATATTCATAGCTTCTGATGGTTGGCTACCAGTAAATACAGACTCAAGAACCTTCATTCCTGGAGGACATGAAGCATTAACAGCTAGGGTTGATCCCTGTTCAACACCATTAGCCACCTGACTTGGATCTTCTAACCAATCCTTCCTAATTTGTTTAATTCCATGAACTGAAGTTATGCTCGAATCCAATAACAAATTGAATATTTCATTAGCTGAGAAATTAAGAGCTGTTGCTGCATCCATTATAGCTTTGGGCCATACAGCATGGGGAACACTCAATAAACTAGCCTTAACATAGGGAGATTCCTGATGCCAAAATGGATTGGGAGTTGGTTTCTGAATAACAAATCTATCATTAGCTATTGTGCAAACAATATTCTCATGAACTATCTCACCATTATTATCAACTAGAGTTCCCCATAGCTCAGTAATCTTAACTCTTTTCCTAAAACCACCAGTCGATACATTCTGCCCAGTCTCATTGGCTTTATTCTGCCTCTGATCGTAACCTTCATTATTCATTGATCCAGATAATTGTTTAACAACTTCCATATCATAAATAGCGTCCTTACCCTCAGCTAGAGCCTTAACAGCATGAAGATCCATCTCCATATCCTCAAACTCATAAAGACCATCACCGCTTGGATCTACATGATAATCCTCTTGCCTAATCAATCTAATATCTAATTGCCATGCCTTATCTTCCATCTTCTCAAGAGTATTGTAATACTTGCCATTCTTAAGAGTCTTCTTAGCTACAAACTTTGGCTTATTAACATATTTACCAGTAACTTTAGCTATGATGAGACCACCAAGCATCCCAAGCTTCACAGCATCCCCAACCTTCTTAACGAAACCATCCTTTTGAAGCTGTCTATCCAATAATCTATAGATCGTTGATGGCTTGATCTTCATGATATCGGGATCAATTCCCTCCTGAGAGTCAACCTTAAACCAAGGGCCAATATCCAATAAGCCCTGCTGAATAATATTGGAATTTTGCTCAACAGCTGTAGCAACCTTTGGCAAAAACTCCCTAGATTGACCATTTAGCTTATGACTGAAATCCTGTTCAAGATGATAAGCCTGAAAATTAAGCTTATTCTTTTCCATTCTGCCCTTTTTAGCAGACTCAGATTCATTCCTGTAATTAGTTAAACAATTTATTAAGTCACTATCTTTGTATTCTGTTGCCATTTAATTCCTTACTGTATGATGGGGTTGGTATTCCGCTACCTTCTAATTGCATTATAATGCTTTTAACGCCACTACAGATATATTGTATGGTGTCGTGTGGATGTGAGGCCATGTTTTTTACAGGACGTAGCTTATCTGGAGCAATATCCACGTTTTTCTCTGGATAGTGGTAGCCACCTTTGAATCCCTTAACAGAAACAGGGCACCCCTTCTCGTAAATCTGGAATATTGGCTTACCCTTATCCAATCCTCCTAGGAAGTCAGCCACTGACTTTCTTCTACCTTCCCATGTAATCGGGCCAGGCATTGGACTAAATCCTC